CCCGGAGGGCCCAGCAACCACCCGGCGGCCAGCCGGTACAGGTTCCAAAGCGCCTTACCGGATCAGCTGCATTTGATGCGCTCGACCACTCAGACCAGGCGAAATATTTGCGCCAGGCTGAGCAGATGGACAAACAGCGCCAGCAAAAAGCACAGGAAGAACTCGGTACCAGAATGGCAGATGCCTACGCTGCGTGGGAAAACGGACTGGATGCACCCGGCGCTCCGTCAGCGGGTGAAGTCATTGCGGCCTTTGGCTACGATAAAGGTACCAGAATGCTGACTGATATGCAGGAGGCCAAACGCTATGCCGGGCTTATTTCATCTGCGAAAGATATGACGTCACAGGCTCAGCGTTCATTGCTGGAACAGATAAAGCCGGACCCGTCACAACCTAATTACGCCAGCAGTATGCAGCGCTGGGAGCGTTTCGGTAAATTCGTTGACAGCAACATTAAGGCACAGGAAAAAACTTTTTCCGCGAACCGCCTGGAGCTTTCCATACAGAATAACTTTCCGCTGGATCCGACCGACAAAAACAACCAGGAGGCAGCAGATAATTACTTCGAGAAAAACCTGCAATCCGGTTTCAGTCTGCGTGATGAAAACAGCCTGAATGCCGTTGCTGAACTTTCCTCGCGTACCGGTATTATCCCGTCACAGGTGAAAACCATCTTCAATACCGGCGCAACATCCAAGGATACCGAGGTGGTTCTGCCGATTGCCAAAATGTACGGGCAGATTTTTGATAATAACCCGGCAGCAGCAACTGATATGCCATCATCAACCATGGCCTATTACACCAAAGTGTACGAACTTAACCGCGCCGGGATGCCAGAAGACAAGGCAGTAGAAACAGCGTACCGACTGACTTATGAACAGGATGAACGTACTAAGCAGATGATCGCAGCACAGGTTCGTGACAAGGATTACATGAAAGGCCGAGATAAAGCGGCGCAGGCAAATATCAATAACTTCTATACGCTTGGCGGGTTCTCATCCCCGGGAGTGGATAAACCTGGCATCAATAACCGTGAATACCTGCGTGATTACCAGACGCTTTATGATGCCAACTTCGCCGAAACCGGTGGTGACGCAAAACTGGCTCAGAAAATGACTGATGCTCAGGTGAAAAAGACCTGGGGTGTCACCTCAGTAAACGGCAAAGAAGAAATCATGAAATACGCTCCGGAAGCTGCTTATGGCATTACGTCATCCGGTGCTGGCAACTGGATCCAGGGGCAATGGGAAGAGGATAAAAAACAGCTGGCATCAAAAGTATTCGGCGGGTTGCCGGAAGATGCAGAAATCGTTCTGGTACCGGATGCTGTTACTCCACGTGATCTTAGTTATGGCGTAATGGTTAAACAAACTGGTAGTGACGATGTACCAATTTACCTTCCGTACTATGGTGATAACGGGCAATTGGTGCGCTTTAAGCCGGATCAGGCAACATCACCGATGTACCGCGAAGTGATGGAAGAGCGTAAACAAAACCTTAAGGATGCTGCTGATAAACGTGAGAAGAATGAACTTATCCGGAATGGTGGCGTTGATACATCAACAAACCCACTTGGCAATCATTTTATATGGGGGAATAAATAATGCCGATCTATGAGATGGAGCCGGAGCGTGTCCTGTCTGCTGACGTAAACGCCATGCAGCAACCTGAGCCGGTATATGGTGATAATGAAAAACCATCCTGGTATGCGCCACTGAATCCGCTTGATGACAGCAACGAGACAAAGCGACTGCGTGACGCTGCATTCCGGATTGATAATTCTGTCGGCAGTCTGATTGCCACCATACCGTTTAATCAGTTTGATGCGGTAGAGGGCTACAACCCGTTTGAAGGCGATAATACGCTGGCAGGGTATGAAGATTATGCTGATGCGTTTATTCACTCTCAATCGCCACTGGAAACGTCCGCCATCAAGCAGCGCATAGATCGTCAGATACAGGACAGAGTGCTGCTGGCGGAGTCTGGTGGAGCAGGATTTACCAGCAGTCTGGCTATGGGGGTTATTGATCCGATAAACGTAGCAGCGACTTTTATTCCCGGCGGGCTGGCGGTACGCGGCGGAAGTGTGGCCAGAACTGCCGGTACGCTGGCGCTATCAAACGCCGGTGCCGGAGTGTTGTCAGAAACGGCTCTCAGTGCAACACAGGAAACACGGACGCTGACAGAGAGTGCGCTTAACGTTGCATTTGATGCCACCCTTGGTGGCGTGATGGGGTCAGCAATTCAGTTAGTTAAGAACCGGGGGGCGCTGGCTGCTAAGTTCCGTAATGATGTGATCGGTGAACAACAAACTCAACCACAAAATATTCCAAATAATATTCCTGGTGACAGAAGCATTGGTGCTGCTGAGGTGTTCGATACCACGTTGGAACAGGAAGCGATAAAAGGACCATCTTTTGTTAACAGAACAATGAATGTCAGTCCGGTTGGTCGCGTTGCACAGTCACCGTCAAAAATCGCCAGGCAGGTTAACCAGCAATTGGCTGAAAATAATTTCACCTATGCAAAAAACGAAGAGGGGATCGCTTCGTTCGGCGCGGTGGAGACTGCTGTACGCCGCTTTGATGCACTGATCTATAAACAGGTTGAGTCCACCCGCGACTATTACAAACAGTATAAGCAGGCTGCCCGTACCGGTGGCGATACCCGCATGAGTCATATTCAGTTCAGTGAAGCCGTGGGTGATGCTATGCGCAATGGTGATCAGCATGCCATACCACAGGTAGCGGAAGCGGCGCGCGCAATCCGTCCTATCGTTGAGCAGACAAAAGATCACATGGTGGAATTAGGTATTCTGCGCGAGGGCGTAAAAGTAACCACAGCAGAAAGCTATTTTCCGCGTATTTATAAATTTGACAAAATACTCAGTGACCGGTCTGAGTTTAAAAAGGTTATCGCGGACTGGTTAGGCGAAACAAATCAGATTGCTGTTAACAAAGCGCAGGGCAGTCTTGATAAAGCGGTTGCCGGTATTGAACGTGCAGAAAATGCCCGGCCGGCAGCCGATAAACTCGGTGCTGAAATCCGCGAAGCGGAAAGCTGGTCCGGTAAAAAAACAGAACTGCTGTCAGAGGTCGATAAAAATATCCGGCTGATCGGTGAAAAGCAGGCAGTTACTGGTGAACTCAGTGCCCTGAGAGGATTGGAGAAACAGACAAAGAAACAGGCAAAACGCCAGGCACAACTGGAAAGAAAGTTGTCTGCAATTGACAGCGCAGAGCAGACACTGCCGAAGCTACAGCGACACCTTGATATTCTGGATAAACCGCGCCAGTTCCGCAATGAACACGCCAAACTCGCGCGCCACGCCAATTCACTGACCCGCTTTGACCGCCGCCGCCAGGCAGCCATGCGCCGAATAGAGCCAATGGATCGCGAAGGGCTTGAGGCAGCGGCTGACGATATCATCAATAAAATCATCGGCGCACCCGCAGGCATTGTTCCAGGAGAACTGATCCCGGACGGACTGACAAAGCACGCTGGTTTCACAAAGGCGCGTACCCTGAACATCCCCGACGAACGGATAAAAGATTTCCTGGAATCGGATGTGAATTATGTGATGGAAAACTACATTCGCCAGGTGGCCCCGGAAATAGAACTGACAAAACGATTTGGCCGCGTTGATATGGACGGCCAGATAAAAGCGATCACGGAGGACTACAACCGCCTGATATCCGAGGCCGCCACACCAAAAGAACGGGCGAAGCTGGAAAAACGTCGTGATGCGGATTTACGGGATATCAGGGCAATGCGTGACCGCCTGCTGGGTACGTATAGGGCACCGTCCGACCCTAATACCTTCTTTATCCGTGCCGGTCGCGTGGCGCGTCACGTCAACTTCCTGCGGCTGCTGGGCGGCATGACTATTTCGTCACTGCCGGATATGGCTCGTCCGATTATGCAGCACGGCCTGCGCTCGGCACTGAAACCCCTCGGCAAGATGATGACGGACATCAGTAAGATGCGTATCGCCAAAGCGGATCTGCGGGAGATGGGGATTGGGCTGGAATATGCATTATCCAGCCGATCAAAAGTGATAGCCGATCTGAATGACCCGTACAGCCGACGGTCATTCCTGGAGCGCGGGCTGGAATGGTCATCACAGAAGTTCGGCAACTTTACGCTGATGAACCAGTACACCGACACAATGAAAATGTGGTCCGGGCTTATCACTCAATCCAAAGTGCTGAATGCGGCCAATGCCGTTGCCGGTGGTAAAAATCTCAGCAAAAAAGAGATCACCAAGCTGGCTCATATTGGTATCGATGAATCCATGCTGCACCGCATTGCTGATCAGTACAGCCGTCACGGTGAGGATCTTGACGGCCTGCTGACCGGCCACAGCCACATGTGGGATGACCGGGTAGTGCGTGAGGCATTTCAGAACGCGGTACTGAAAGATGTCCGCACCACGGTGATCACGCCGGGCATCGGTGACACGCCGCTATTCATGAGTACAGAGGTGGGTAAAATTGTGATGCAGTTTAAAACCTTCTTCTTTGCCACCCATAACCGTGCGCTGGTGTCCGGCATTCAGTCTGGTGATGCCTCGTTTTATTACGGCGCGTTATTACAGGTCGGGCTGGGTTCGCTGGTCTACGTCCTGAAATCTATGATGGCCGGGCGGGAAATAAACACAGATCCTTCCAACCTGGTAAAAGAAGGGCTGGACTGGTCAGGTATGATGGGGTGGCTGGGGGAGCCGAATAACATGATTGAAAATCTCAGTGGTGGCACCTATGGAATGAGTGCTTTATTTGGTGGTCCACCAGCATCACGTTATCAGAGTCGCAATAGTATATGGTCTTTAGCTGGTCCCACATTTGATATGGGGGGAGATGTTAAAAATATCATATCTGGCGTTTTTAATGGTGAATTTGATGATCGCGAAGTGCGATCTGTACGCAAGTTATTGCCTTTCCAGAACCTGTTTTATTTGGCACCATTGCTTAATCAGGTTGAAGAACAACTTAAATAGAACAGTCTGATGGTTTTATAGAAAATGAAAATAACGGTGTTGATGAACCTGACTCGAAGTCATAATTCAACACCACATTTCTTTGTCTAAACTGATCAAAGTGTATATTTCCACCACCGAAAGGCGCGCAATATCTATTCTCGATATTTTTCTTTGTATAAGACGGCACATCGTGGTCAATCATGTTTGATGAATGTTCGTTCTTTGTTGTATCAACGGCACCAACACGAACAAGAATATCAACAGTTCTATCAGTTGCACTTATATAAGTGACTCTGACACTTCTGTTAATAGCACTAGAAGCGCCAATTAATTCTGGGGTGACAGATTTTGCAAAGTCCCCATCTATTGGTAACGTATATCTCGCCATTGCGGTGCTGGTAATCGAAAGCATTGAAAGCAGTACAACACTGGATAAGGTTTTCATTATCAATCCAATTGAAAAATATTTGGTATTGATAATACCTGTCTAAGTTAGCGGATGACTACTACCAATTTAAAAGCACCGGTCTAAACCGGTGCCCGATCACATTATAACTTACTGACAGCGTGTTCGATGTACTGCGCGTGGGTAATGATGGTGTTGATGGTTTTGCCCATATCGCACATATAGTCGCGGAGCCACATCAGTACGCGCTCGGCTTCTTCCACATTGTGGCCGTCCCGTTTCAGATAAGCCAGAAGCTGGTGGAGCGTGTCATCTTCCGGCGACCGGAGGAAGTCATTGAGGATCTGCGAACGTGACTTCTTCGTTTTCGGAAAGCTGTATTCCTGCGCTACCTGCCCGGCAGGGATGAACTCACCTTCATGAATGGTACGTTGCAGCTGATCCACCAGCGCCAGCAGTTCCTCGGTAGAGGCATTGCGTGGTAACGATTTTCCGGTACCGCGGTACTTGGTGAAGTAGTTGTCTTCCAGGATCTCAAACACATCCCAGGCGCGATCGGTGTCCAGCATTTTGGCATGACGGGCAGCGCCGCGTTCGGTCCAGAGGATAATGCTTCTGGCGTTCTTTCCGATGATACCGTATCGAGTGCCTGCTTTGCAGTTATTAACTGACTCGCTTAAAGATAGTCTGTCTTTAAAACTCTTTAGGTTTGAACCAGTTAATTTAAAGAAATGCTTTCCTTCAGTGAATCTATTTGTGTTGCGGGTATAGTTTTGTTGGATTCTGATTTTATCTGTTTCATACACATCGGCGAGTAGATCAGTAGTAATAACCGGAACATTGTTGTGTACAATTGACGGGAGATTTGATGCTGAGATGCTTAAGTTTACCATGGAGATCACCTTTGTAGTTCGGTTAATCACCACCGTTGAGACCAATCAAGCTGGTGGTGAACTGTACGAAGTTGGTCTTACCGGCTACAAAGGACCCGGCGCACCGTTAGGTGCCTCCGTACAGCCCACCATTGAAAGGGTGTAGCTGTATTTCGCATACAAAAAAACCGCTCGCGCGGTGTATGCGCCTTCGTAGTTAGCAGGAGACCAATCCCGGCACCAGATTTTGTTGGTGCGTATTCACTATGGCGCATAATTTGGGGGTTGTAAATTACCAAATTGTTTATGTGATGGCAATTTTAAAAACATAAAAAATAAACAAAAAGCACCGGGTAGCCGGTGCTGATTACCAATACCAATTATTTTTTCAGCGTGGATAGAACGTACTCTAACCCCGTCCGGACAGTGTCCTTCTGCTTCTCCGTGTGTGTAACGTAGTTTTTCAGCGCCACCAGTTCCGTCATTGGTCCAGATACATCATGACCATCCTGATCCATTTCCCGCAGTAACTCCTCGAGCATCGATGTAATGGAAAGCTGCTTAATCCCGTCGTTGTCATTTACTTTTTCTGCATAGCTATCAGGCGATTGATACACATATTTCTGTTTCATTTCAGATTCCTTTATTGTGCATGATTGCCTTTGTTATCATATCGATGTGAAATAAATATGTTTATGTTATCGGTCATTATTTGAATAAAATAAACACCATTATTCCTTATGTGGCTTGTTTTGGCTATCCTGTCAGTATTAACCAGGAGAAAAAGCCATGACCGTATCGACCGAGCTTAGCCATGAAGAGTACACCGGCAACGGTGTTACCACAGATTTCGACTTCCGTTTCCGTATTTTAAAAGCCGAGCATCTCGTTGTGTCCGTAGCTGACCAGGACGGAACTGAGCGTACCCTGACGAACGGCACCGACTACACGCTGCGTGGTGCTGGCTCATACCGTGGTGGAAAGGTAATTTTGAAAATGCCACTGGCGACAGGCTGGAAAATCGGTATTGCCCGTGCCCTGCCGGTAGTTCAGGAAACCGACCTGCGCAACCAGGGGAAGTTTTTTGCAGAGGTGCATGAGGATGCTTTTGACTATCTCACCATGCTGATCCAGAAGTCGCTGGGGTATCTGTCGCTGTGTCTGCGCAAACCGAGTTTTATCTCTGATCACTATGATGCCAAAGGCAATAAAATATCCAACCTCGGAAAGCCTGTAAAAGACGGTGATGCGGTTGATCTCGGCACAATGACGGAACACATCAGCGCAAAAGATAAACGCTCTCTGCGTGTGGCTGATAAGGATATTCCGGCGCTGCCTAATGGTGCTAATCGTGCCAATAAGCTGTTGTCGTTTGATAACATCGGGAATCCGATTGTTATTGTGCCTGAATCTGGTAGTGCTGCTGATGTGCTGGCTGAGTTAGCAAAGCCTACAGGTGCAAGCTTGGTAGGGGTCAGCAATGGCAGCAATCTGGCTGTATTTGTGGACGTTGACGACTGGAGGCGTTTTAACAGTGTTCGCGGATACGGTGTATCAGGTGATGATTTAATGCCAATCAACGACCATATATCAACGGCAGATAACCCTGTCCTGTTTACTGTTCCGGCTGGGGCATTTACGGGAAACTTTACATGGAAATCAGGATTCGGTCTGATCGGGTCGGGTAGTCAGTCAACTATCATTAATGTTCCTTCTGGTCAGTCAGGCATTGTGATGTCATCTCAGATCGTTCGTGGTGGCGAAATATCAAAAATGACCATTGCCACGGAATCGCCAACAGCAGGACGTGGTATTGATGGTAACACCAGGGGAATGGTTAACTGCCGGTTCTCTGACCTGTATCTGAATAAATTCGATATTGGTTACAAAGCCGGTGCAACTGATTTCTCATGTACATTTGATAATGTTCGTGCCAATGAGTGCCGAATCAGCTTTGACTTAACCGGTGGTGGTGGTCTCATTCAGAATGTGTTTAACAACTGTTACTCGTCCGCGCCATCAGAATTGGGGCTTAATATTGCTGGTGTTAAGGGTGTGGTGTTTAACTGCTATAACTCAGGGTCAACGGGGGCGCGTCACGTATTAATAGGATTGGGGTCAAAAGGCGTAATCTTTAACTCCCCTAATTTTGAACAGGATGCTGGTTATCTCGGTGTAAACCAGGCGGCAGTGACTATACTCTCTAGCTCAGAGGTAATACTAAATTCACCGAATTTTGTTTCTCCGGCAGGAGCGCCTGGCAGCACTAATACTTACTTGGTCAGAGTTCAGGATTCTGCTGTTGTGCATATTAATATGCCCACAGTAATTGGAGAGGGATCGAACATAAAACATTTATATGTTGCTGGTAACGCAGTTGTATATCTTAATGATCCATTGGGAGTGTTTTCTAAAATAAATGTGCAAGGAAGTGGCAGAGTAATCAGAACGCACAAGATAAGTAACGCGCCAGATTACATTGGTAAACACCTGGCAGTAAAAAGCGGGGATATCATTAATTTTGGTTTTGCTCCAAGACATATTGTCGCAGTTCCTGATTTCAGCAATGTTGCCGTGCCAAATCCTTTTGTCCGCTCAGTGCACTTTGACACATACGGCAGTTTAACCGCCGTTGCAAGGATAGTTAATACTACAACCGGCGCAATAGATACAGCAGGGTCATTGAATATACTTGTTCAGGCTTGGTCATAATTGACGTCACTACATATATTTAATTTAATAGATATGCCAATATGTATTGGCATATCTATAGTAAGGTTATTTTGTTTGATTAATTATATATCTCCCAACAATATTTGCTCCATGCTTAGATAGGTGACCATAGTCAGTATAAATAGGAGTTGAATTATCTATAATCATACATGAACCTTCTGAGCACAGAGACTTACTGATATCTATTAAATGTAAATCCTTATACTTTAACTCTAGATTGACAATATCGTCATTGAACTTACTGTGTTTTTTAGGTTCGAATTTTTGACAATCAAATGAAATTAATTTATTAATTGGTAAATCTTTTTTAGCAAGACATTCAAATGCAATAAATGACGCGCCAGGAACTTCTGATATTATGTATACAGATGAGTTGGAACCTTCGATGTCTTGCATGAAATATTCGATTTCATTAATTGCATTACTCTTTTCCCCTCCATCTCTTACATATTTTGCACCCCAATTATTCCACAGTGTCGCCCAAATTATTTTTTTATTTGGATGTTTTTTTATAAACTCAACGGAATTACTATACACCTTATCGCAGTCTCCACCTTCATCACCATTATATTGATTTTTTGTAGAATTACACCCATCCAGAGCAAAAGATGCAACCTTTATGTTGTTATCAATAAAGAATGAGTTGTAGTGTCTGGCGTGACTGCTACCAATAAGTACATACTCGAAATCACTTTCATCGGAATTTATATAAATCACATCGCTAGATTGTTTAAGACCTGCGTGCCCTTCATTTATTCTTCTGTAATCTGATAAGCTTAACTTTAAATCATCATTAGACAATCTAAAGCTAACTCCATCAATTTTAACATAATAAGAGATAGACAATGTAATCAAGTATAGTAATATCATTCCATATTTATAATCTCTTTTTTTCTCTACAAAGTAATATAGTGTAGCTGATAAAATTACAGTGATTAGAAAAAATGTAACAAATTCAATCTTTATATTTACTTTATGAAATAAAACAATAATAGGCCAATGTATGAGATATATGGAGTATGACCATAATCCCAATTGTTGAAATATTTTATTTGATAGTATGGAATTCCTATTGTTAGATACTATACATAGATATGCACCGAAAACTGGAATTGCAGCCATATATCCAGGCCATGGCGTTGACTCACTAATAATGAAAAATGAAAATATAATTATGGCAACACCCATTATTTCACAATATCTACCATTATTCTCGATTCTTCTTAATGGATATATATATGCGATTCCACCGAGCATCATTTCCCACGCTCTAGTGTATAGCATGAAATATGATGATTCTGGATGTGTTCTAGTATAAATACAAGAAAGAACAAATGATAATAATGTAAAAAGAACAATGACTTTTTTTATGGTGTTAATTGATGCTAATTTTGATATAAGCAATAATACCATTGGGTAAATTATATAGAATTGCCACTCTACCGAAAGAGACCATGTGTGCAGAAGAAATTTATCATGAGAACCAAGGTCAAAATAACCAGACTCTATACTGTATATATAGTTTGATATGAATAGGAGACTACTTAAGGCGTGCTTTCCTATGAGTCTATATGTTAGTGGTTCAAGGCATAAAAAACCAATAATTAGTAACGCCAAAATCATGATTGTTAATGCAGGGATTATCCTTTTTGCCCTTGCCTTTAGGAAGCTAATTATAGAAAAATTATTATGTTCTAGTCCCCTGAAAATAATTGATGTCATTAAATAACCTGATATAACAAAAAAAACATCAACACCCGCAAATCCACCAGGGAGATAGTCCTTATTAAAGTGAAAAATTACAACAGATAGAACGGCGATTGCTCGCAGTCCGTTTATATCCTCTCTGAATGATTTCTTTTGCATCGCCTTTATTCATGCTGTGTTTTTAGTACATTGAAGTTTACCATTCCTGTAAAGATAGGTCAGCATGAACATGACGTGATTACTCCTTCTCATACTCAAACCCGCGCGGAAACCTTTTCCCGATCTCCCTGTAGTGCTCCACAGTCTCTCTGAAGTACGGGCGCAAGTGCTCGGGCTGCTGGTTTTCTGTTTCGTACAGATCATACGGCAGTCCGAGTCTTTCTTTGTACGCGATACCGGATGCGGCTAAATCGGCATTAATTTTGTCTTTTTCGTCTTGTGGCAGGTTGGCGATATTGTGCATTTTTGTTTATCTTTTTTCTGCTGTAGCATCATGGTTATTTAATAATCATGGTGCTACGCAATGCATGAAGACCTCTCTGTAAAAACCACGCTCAGCCTTGCTGCGTTCTTCAGCTACTTTGCCGGGCTGCCTGCCGAGGTGGTGATGGGGTCCCTGATGGGGGCTATCTACTTCATCACCGCCGCCACTGAATATACGTTGCTTCGCCGTTCTGTGCTGGCGCTGGTCAGCTTTATTTCCGGTCTGCTGTTTTTCAGTCCGGCAGCGGCCATGTTCATCAAAGTAACCAAGATATTCGAGATTCCACCTGACGCCTACAGCATCGATAGCATCGATGCCGTGGGCGCTTTTGTGTCTGCGTTACTGTCGGTGAAGTTGAGCATTAAAGCTTATCGAAAAGCGGATAGTCCGCAAGGAGGCAATGATGTTTGAGAAAGTCTTGATCATTCTGAATGCCGTCATCTGCTCAGTGATTTTCGTCCGGGTGTTTTCGTTCAGACGAAACGGCCGTCAGCACTGCGCAAAAGGGGCATGGATAGCCTGGCTCATTCTCTCTTATTCCGCGAGTGTGCCGGTGCGGGCCTGCTTTGATCCTGTCTATCACGCGGATATCACCAGCGTGATTTCAAATCTTCTTATCTGTGCTGCGGTGCTGGTGTATCGCGGCAATGTCATGTCATTTTTTAAAGCGGGGTGATTTATGCCGGAACAAGTTAAACAAAAAATCTTTAAGGATGGTTTCGTTAATACAGGTGCGCGGGGGATCCGGAATAACAATCCGGGTAATATCGATTATCACGCCTCGAATAAATGGCAGGGGCAGCTACCGTTAGACAAATCTATCGAGCCGCGTTTCTGCCGCTTTCAGTCTCCGGAGTTCGGTATTCGCGCACTGATCTCACTACTGCGAAATTACCAGGTAAAGCACGGCCTGAAGAACGTCGCTGGTATCATCAGCCGCTGGGCACCAAGTAATGAGAACCAGACCGGTGCATACATTAACGGTGTCTCGAAAGAGCTGGGCGTTGCACCGACTGACACTATCAGCATGACGAGCAAGGATACAGCGATCGCAATGGCTAAAGCGATTATCCGCCATGAAAACGGAAAGCAGCCATACGTTGATGATGTGTTCGAACGCGCCTGGGTGCTTCTGTGATGAGAAACATAGCCATTGCACTGATCGCTCTGGCTGTCTCTTTCGCTGCTGGCTGGTGGGCCAGCAGTACCCTGTATGATAACCGGCAGATGAAAGGGCAGATCGCTGGTCAGCAGCAGGATGAAAAAGATGTGGCCACAAATATTGAACTGCGCCGGGAGGCAGACGACCGGCAGCAGGTAAGCATCGGGGAATATCAGGATGGAAAAAAGAGTGATACGATACGCACAGAGGCTCTGCTTGATCGGGTTCTTAATCATTTTGACCGCATGCAGCAGTCAGCCGGTACCGCGAAAGCAGAAGTTGCAGATCCCGGTCACGCCGATACCTGCCGAACTGAGAGAGACAAGGCCGGTGAACTTTCTCGACAACTACGAAGCACACTTGAAAAGTATGGGCGTGAAGCTCAGCGGGCTGATGAGAATACCAGGCTCCTTAATCTCTGTATCATTGACCTGAAAGCGAAAGAAAAACTGCTCGAAAGTTACCTGTGAAAAAGTAAACAGATTCAGGTGTGACGGTATTAATGACGGTATATTTTCAATATTGTAAAAATAAATCAAAATAAATCAATGCGTTATTTTGATAGAATATAATTGAGTGGGAATGATCCCGCAATAAGAACTCGCTGGCACTGACTGGCAAAATAACGACTTAAGCCCATGTAAAAGTGGGCTTTTTTGTTTTTATTGCTTGCCGTATCTGGCACTGATTAGCAGCGTCAAGCACAAGTTGAATGGGGTATTAAAGTTGGTATTATCGCATGCAGATGCCATGAACACTGACTGATACCATGCGATAGTTTGACTCCAAGGCGGCAATTAGCCGCCTTTGGGTGTGTTAGTTTATTTTACTTGACAATTTTTTTGCAGTACACCGCTAAATATGATAGGCGGCTTTGAGCGAGAAGTGGAAGTTGACATTTACTTGCGTTATCAAAAGATCACTACTGAAGTTGACCAGCTTCCCGTTGATTAAAAAGTAGATCGACAGGTATACTCGTGTCATTGGAGAGTATAGCGCTTTGTGTGATAAACAAAATGCTGATTAATACGCTGTTAGTTGCCTTTCAAAGTAAGGAGTACTTCGTGAGTAGGGATTGGGAGTCGGTATTTGCAACTTGGTCGCAAGGACCAAGCGCAACGGAGCAAGAGAGAGCAGAAAATGCCGAGAGACAAATAAGGCAAGCAATTCAGGCGAGTGATAAGTTAAAAGATCGAAATATCAAAGTATTTACGCAAGGCTCTTACAGAAACAGGGTTAATGTAAGGCGGGATAGCGATGTAGATGTAGGAGTTCTCTGTTTCGATACCTATTTTCCTGAGTACCCTGATGACAACGTAAAAATGGAACTTGCAAAAAGTTTCATTCCCGCCACCTATGAATACGCGACATTCAAAAGTGAGTTAGAAGAGGCGCTTGTAGCTAGGTTCGGAAGAGCGGCTGTTACACGCGGTAGCAAAGCCTTTGATATAAAAGCGAATACGTATCGCGTAGAGTCAGATGTGGCTGCGTTTTTTGAGCATCGTAGATACGTTACCGCCACCTATTATCATTCTGGAGTCGAGATGATACCAGATGATTACGACCCACCTAGAGTCAAAAATTGGCCAGAGCAACATTACAAAAATGGCGTTTCGAAAAATACTTCTACATCAAGAAGATATAAAAGAGTCGTTCGGATATTAAAAAAGCTATCTAACGAGATGGCGTCAAACGGTATCCAATCAGCAAAAGACGCGCCGAGCTTTCTCATTGAAAGCTTGGTGTTCAATGCATCAAGCTCATGTTTTGAATATCAATCTTTCAAACCCATGGTAAGGCATGTACTTGCAGAGCTATTCAATAATACTATGTCATATGAAAAATGCTCTGAATGGGGTGAAGTAAACGAACTAAAGTATCTTTTCAGAGGCTCTCAGCCGTGGACTCGTGAGAGTGCTCACCAGTTCTTAAGTGATGCTTGGGACTACATAGGTTACGAATAATGCTAACTAGACTTCATATTTCATCGTTTATTGGTCTCACGATCGCCGTGTGGTTACTTGTTCTCTGGTTTCAAGGTATGCCAGTGCTCAGTGCAGACTTTGTAAAACCATTTGGTACAGTAGTTGGTGCCATAACTCTGTTTGTCGCCCTGTTTAACAAATACCTCTGGTCATGGAAATTATTTAAAGGTTGGTATGTTAAAAGACCGGACTTAAGAGGAACGTGGAAAGTTGAATTGAAAAGTAGCTGGATAAACCCAGAAACTGGGGAAGGAATAGCCCCAGTCTATGGGTATGCAGTCATCAGACAATCTTTAACATTTCTTAGTCTGAGATTGATGACAAAGGAATCTAGGTCTGTGTTGGTAGCTCACAGTATAGAACAGCAGGAAGATGAAGATTTGTTTAAACTTGTTGGGGTTTACCGAAATGAACCAAAAATTGAACTACAAGGTGTTAGAAGCGAAATTCACCACGGTTCCTTTGTCCTAGAAATTCACGGTTCTCCAGTCGAAGAGCTTGAAGGTCATTATTGGACGGATAGGGCAACCAAAGGTGGAATAAAATTGGTTGGTCGTGTAGACAAATTATATAGCACATATGAGCAGGCAGAGCGTGAGATCGGCATCTAACAAAGCGTATTAGTAGTGGTGTGACCAAAAAATACCCTGCTGTCTTGAAAGATTATCTGTTGAATAACACAAAGTAATATTAGCAACTTGTACTTTCGGCACAAAACCAATAGTCAGCTAATTGCATAATTTTATATCAGTAGCACTGATGGAAAGCAGATTAATTTAATATTCTTTCCATCGGTGAAAGTAGTTAATACTGTCTATATCTAGAAGTATAGTAGTTCATATATCTTTTCTCTATTCATATTCCCATCCCCATGAGTGTAAACATTGTATTGCATGAAGAAGGGTGCATATATAAATACTTTTAGAAATGAAGAAAGGATATTTTCCACAAATTGTTTTATCTATTTCCTCAGAAAAATGTATATGGCTTAGTGTATTTAATGTTGTTTGTGTTCTTTTAATTTCATTAAAAAGAAGGTGAGATTCTTTTAGTTGAAAATGTTCTTTATTTCCTTGAGCGATTAATTCCTTAAGGTGATTGCTACTTTTTGAAAAATCAAGTTTCAGGCTGCTATATAATTGATTAAACGAGTGTATTTCTTTTTGTAGACTATTTGCTAGCTCTTGTGTTTTAGACTGTGAAGTTCTTGATTTTATCTCTGATACTAGGTCGCAAAAATAAATATCATTAAGTAAATCCATTTCTAAATATTTATTTGGGTTTAAAATATATTGTGAATTTATTACTTCTCTAAAAGAATGTTTTCCAAAAATATGTTCAGTAGGATTTAGATTATCTTCAATGAAAGATATTTGAAGTAGGCGCCGAGATATGTTTTCTGCTGTTTGCCAGCCTAGCTGACCTTGGAATGTGCGAAAAACCATTTCTGAACTTTCATGAAGTAGATGCCTTAAAGGTCTATTTGCATGTTGATTAATATCATACTGGTCGAAATAATTAATTATATTAATCAATATTCTTCCAGCTAACGCACTTAGTTCCTTAAGGTCGCTACTATGTTTTTTTTGTATTTTAGTAAGAGCTTTTCTATAATCCGAGTGGTATTGAGATAGTTGAGAACGATAGTTATTAATATGACTCGCTTTTGCAAGTTCACTTTGTTTTTTAGCATATAACATGCTGAATATAGAAACAATTAGTGCAACAATAGCTAAAAAATCTGATAGCTCAATATTCATAACTCGATAGACCCTTACGCTTTTTCACTTACCTTGAATATACAATCATTAGCTATCCCCAATTTTAGGAAATCTAATAATAAATAGCACTTTCAAGATCCCTTTTTTCAAAATTTTGGCATCATTTATTAAATAGATGAGTGTAGCCAAGTACTAGTAAAAAGAAACATCGTTATTAGAATCCTTACTTACCTGAGTTAGATGAATTCTACCGATTGTTTTTCGGTCAGTATAGTAGTGACCCGAAAGCTCATAACTTTTTACTCCCCCGGAGCAAGTAGTCCGTATGTCAAATAATGTAGAACCGTTATAAGCAGGCCATCCTGGTGTTTTTGGAGTTGACCGAAAGACGTAATATAGTTTTTTTTGCCCTTGCTCAACTGTTGGAGTTGTTTCTAGGGTAATTGATTTTGTTGTTTTCCCATGCATATCGATTTGAGTTGTAAGTAACGTTTGTCGAATTACGGCTTTGGTGGGAATTATTGTTCCATCTTCAATAGTAATTTCGCCCTCCCATGTTCCATTTAAATCAGGAAAAATTGATTTATCAAACCAAGCGAAGATTACCCATATTTTTCTCGAGATAAATGATGTCAACAACAATGGAATTAATAAGGTGCTTACTATTGAGGATATAGTAATAACTTTGAACAGAGATATGTCTGGCAACCAATAGTTTTGTATAAATACATAAATACTTATACTGATAACTACAGTTATTAGGGTAATATATTTTAAAAGAAGGTCAAATCTAACGATCCTGAACAAATTTGCACTCCTTATTGATGTCATCTAATGTGGCATAGTCATGAATGCAATTTTTTCCATTGCTTTTAGCTGAAGTTAAAGCAATATAAGATTCACGAAGGCTAGTCCCAGTGCCAGCGGAAAAAGTAATTCCAATTGGGGAAAGCTCCCTTATTTCAGAAAATATTGTTTCAAAATTAATATGTAGCGTCGTAGATGCTACAACTCCATCAGCAGCACAAAAAATAATATCGAATCCATGATCTTGAAGTTTAATTGATATTGCCTTTGTAGCTGCCTGTAGGGACTGACTTAATTCAGTAAGTCTATTACAATTATTACTTAGATAACACGAGGTAATCTTTCTACCCACATCATCACCATCTATTGAAATATATTTCAACTCTAACCTCGATTATTAATTTGCTGGTCAAGATAGATTGGGAACCCATCAGAATATGAAGAACTATTAATTTCTCTTGTATACATCTTACAGCCCAATTGGAAGAGGGACTGATTTACTGTGAGCATTACTGGTATTGGATTAGGCTTTGCTGCGGTATTTGGATTTTTACAATCGGAGTAGATTAAATCCACGCAACTCCAGTTTAAATTGGGAAAAGGTACAAGCCATCCCCATTTAAAGAAAACAGCAATTATAAGTAAAACAATGCTTATGACTTTAGGAATAAGATCAATGAAGTCTTTAATTTCTGATAAATTCAAGTTTCTGAAGTACGAAAGAAAAAACCAAGCAATCGTTGATATTCCAACCAACAAGTAAAGCGAACTTTTTGTGGTTACGTTACGCATTATTTGAACCCAAAGTAGTTCCAGGCTGCTTTAGCGAATTCTCGACCATCAGCACGAGTCCATTTTTGGCCTGAATGAAATAAGAAAAAACATTCATTTACTTCGAGCCATCGGCCCTCATCAGGCTCTTCGCCTTCTAGATTATTCCAGATATGAAAAAGCATGGCTCGCAGGCACTCAGTCCATGTTGAAAGTAAAAAGATATGATTGGGGCAGTTGTAAGCTAAGCATTCCATGAAGAAAGATGGAAGTTCTCGGAATATTCCATCTGCTGCCATTTTATTTTCTATTCGTTTTAGGAGGCGTGCTCCTTTTTTGTATGCATAATTTGTTGCGTTATTCTTGTTGGTTCCATTTTGCATTTGTTGAAAAGGGTAGTTAACGATACTGCTACCATCTTTTTTAAATATTTTGGTTCCATCCCTTGTACCTGATCTCAGGTAGTGGCGAAAGCTAAAACATGGAACTACATCGGCATCCACTCGTGCTGAGTTTGAGTTTATTTGTATAGCAATGGCTCCCGACGAATCTACTTGTCCAGGAAACTTTGTTGACATTGCGGTAGTTAGTTCAGCACGCAATTTTTCAGGAGTCCAAATACCTTCGTAGCGTTTTCCTGGTGTATGAATACCTTTCTCTGATTCTTTCCAATATAGAACGTCCGTGCACTCTACAGCTATATCTACATCGCTATCTGAACGCACGTTAGTATTGTTTGCATAAGAGCCTTTTGCAAAAATTTTTAAAGAACAACTATTAAACGGTATGTGTGCGTTTATAGCTTCACGAATCATCCGCTCAGTTCTATCTTGTTTATCCTTCTCTGTATTACTAGAAGGAACAGTCCAGCCAGATAGCTTATCTTCTATACTCATTGCTCATCCTTCAAAATAGTAACGTTATATTAACTAGGAATATATAGTTTACTAAAATAGGGAACGAAGGTGAAAAAAATTATTTTATACTTATTTTACAGTTTATTAGGAATTTTTTTTGGTAGTAAAGTCTACGGCATACAAATCTTGAATCGCTACCAGTCAGTAGTAACCTGTAGTGGACAATAAAATTTATTGACCACTATGATCTCTTCCCTTTCTTCAGTGATCTCCTCCCCAATTCAGCGCCAGGCTAAATCAGAGATCCTGACCTTTTGATCTCCTCCCCAATTCAGCGCCAGGCTAAATCAGAGATCCTGACCTTTTTGCAGACTTCGGATGAATTCCTC